GGCAGCAAGCTTTTTCTGTTTAGGACTATATTTTCCGTATGGCATAGTTACTTCTTCTTCGGAAACCCACGCTTCATATTAGCGTAAGCTGTAGAACTGATTGTAGACTTCTTTTTGCTACGGCTGATGCCTAGCTTGCGTCGTCTGTTAATGTTTGCGTATAGTCCCTGTTTCATCGTTTAATAAGCATCTCCAACATTCTATCCAGTTTAGCATTCATTTCTTTAACAGTCGATTCTACCCCGCTCATACGGTTCTCTACAGCTATGTCTCGTTCGTTCTGAGCAGCCAGTTCAACCTCTATCTTTGTAAGTCGTCGTTCGTCGTTCTCTAAGCGATCTGATAACTTCTTTATCATCCAAGCGATAACGCCAAGAATGACGGCTAAAGCGGTGTCAAGGAAGTGTGAGACGGAGTCGATCATTGTTACATTGCTGAGATTATAAACGCTAGTAATTCATCATATCGAACACCTAACATAGACTTTTCAATAGCTCCTTCAATGTCTTCAGATACACGATTACCTTCGCTGTCTTCCCACCATTTAGCTTCGATAAAGATACCGTAAGCTCTTGCGTCCAAACCTCCATCGCTAAATGCTTTTTCTAAGTCTTGAGCAACAACTCCAAAATGAAAACGAGCGTCAGTACCTTTTTCAAGCACAGCATCTTTCCATTTAAACTTACGAATCAATGATTTACACTCAACAGCTACAGTTTTTTCTTGTTCACTTAGCTCTTCGATTTGTTCTTTTTGATTTCTATCAGATGTTTGGATAGTTGCGTTAGTGGCGTATACATCTTTCCACCTTAAAGAACTTGATCCTAAATCGTGTACATTATCAGTAGTAGGTGAAAACGAGTTACTAACAGAATCCACCTCAACACTCGTCGTACCGTAAGAACCTGTAGCGTGTTTGTAGTCGCTAGTAGATAAGACTGCTTTTGAAATATAACGCTCATTCACTCCACCTTGATAGGAATTAGTAAATCTTAATTTACCTGACTCTCTTGATGGATCATCTCTAAAAGCGTAGTTGTAGACAGAGTAGTCATCTGTGTAATCGACAGACCTAGTAGATACATAGTTGAAGGTTTGGTTCGTGCCTATCTTGCGTTGTTGTACAAGTACATTACTGCCGTCTACAATCGTTGCTCCCGTAGTTTCATACTCATTATTAACAGCAACAATAACACCGTTATCAGTTCCTCCCGGAGTCTCAAAACGTTTATAAGTAGCACCACCTCCACTAGGCTCTCTGAAACGACAGTTCACTACATTTACGTAGTATTGTTCTGCATAGATTATAGAAGCTGTATTCGCTTGTAAGTAACTGCCTGTAATAGTAATAGGACCAGCTACTCTGTTAGATGCATAATCACCAACAGCGTACAAACAACTACCGCCAACGTTAATGTTTTCTATATCTATACCGCTTATGAAAACAGGTCCACAACGTGCGTCAAAGAACAAAGCGTGTCCGTCGTTGTTACCTGTTCCTTGCATATCTTGGATATAACCACCTTGTATTGTTATACCATTATTATCGCTTGTTCCGGTGGATACTTTGATCCCAAACTTAGGACTGACTCCAGTGTCACCTCTGAATATTCTAGGGTTATTTATAACACCACCATTAAACGCTTTATTAAGTACAATCCCCGCTTCACCTGAAGATGACACTGAGTTATTAGATAAGTCTACACCCCAGCAGTAATGGTTTATTCTGATACCGTCTTGGTTAGCTCCATCCACATCACACATGAACTTAGACCTTGGCATTCTTTCAACAAACAAACCATAATCAGCAGCAGCTGTACTTGTTCCGCTATTGTAGTTACAATCTAAAAAGATACCGTCATCAACAAAAGCTCCAAACTCTCTAGTACCACTCGTTGTGTTAATTTCATTGGTAGGATTAAAGATTAAGATCGCTTTTAAATTTGTAGTACCACTGCCATCTGTAAAATTAATACCTGTAAAAGTAGAGTCAGCGATAATTGTAACCGACTTACCTAACAGTTTAATTGCTTTTGTGGTTCGTATAGGTTGGTTGATCGTGTAAGTACCGTCAGGTATAAGGATAGCACCGTTGTTAGACGAAGCAGCTGAAACGGCAGCACTAAACGTAGTTGATGTATTGGCTGGAGTATCTACCGTACCGTAGTCTAACAGGTTAACAACGTCCCCAAACCGATCTTCAAGACTTCTACCTGTCGTTGAACCTGTAGCTGTAACCTCGTTTGAGCCTGAAAAAGCATCTATAACCTTCCCACCAGCCGTCGCACCATCATGCAACACTAACGCGTTTTTATCGGTGTCTACTGTGACCTCGCCTTGTGCTCCTGTAAAGCTACCGTGTTGAGCGGTTGTTCCTCTTCGTAATTGTACTTGTATGTTACTCATAGTTATTAAGTCTTATAGTATTGCTCCGTAATCGACATAGTCGTCTGCTCCTGCTACAGCTACAGAGCCATAGTCTAAAGTGTTAGATACATAAGAATAAGCGTATCTGTATCCCCTCTCAATGATAACAATAGATGCACTAGCTGCTGGAGCTGAGTTAAATCGTAGTACATTTAATCCTCCGACTATTGTGTAGTCATTAGGTGATTGTACTGCTCCGTTTACTGTTACCAAGTAAGATTGAGAGTCTCCGTGGTTAGGTGTAAAAGTTAATTCAAAATCTGTATCAGACCCTGTTTGTGTAAATGTAGAAAAGCCCGGTGTAGCACCAGTGCCTAGCGTCAAACTATCGGCTACTCCTGTTACATACTGCTTATTGGCAGCGTCTTTTGTAACAAGCGGATCAGCTACTTCAGTAAGCCTTTTACCGTTCATATCAACATTAGCTGATAAGTTACTACCGTCAAAGTGGTCGAGACCTAAGCCATCAATGTAAGCACGATCTGCAAAGTCCTGAGAGTCAACATAGTTCTTAGTAGCAGCGTCTTGTGCAGCTGTAGGGTCTGCAAGGTCTGTTATCTTAACACCGTCAGCGTCGTAGTGGTCAGTTCCCTTTTTAGTAAGTTGTTGCCCACCTGCACCTTCCGATGCTTCTTGTGATAAGTAAAAGTTGTGAAGATATGCTCTATCTAAATCAGATTCAGTAAGTACGGAACCGTTAACAAAGTCTACTAAAGCTGTAGTACTTGAACTATTCCTTACGACACGTACAGCGTTACCTACTGCTACACTACCTGATGCTATAACAATCTTGTTAGGAGATGTAGAGATGGTGTAAGCAGAAGTAGCAAGCTTTACTCCTTGTACATAGACATCAAGCAATGCTACACCTGAGTTGTCAGATAGATACGGAAAGGAAAAAGAGAAGCCGTTAGCAACTTGATCGCTTGTCGCTGTGTAGTCTTGGTAGGAGTTAGCCATGATTATGTGTTTATATTATTGTCTATTGAGTGAGAAGGGCAAGAACTTAGTTGCGGAAGGGCAGCATTACTTCCTCTAATTTAGAAGGTACTTGCGTCTCCTTATAAGCCTCTAACGGAAACTGTTTTTCTGGTAAATTTAACTCAAACTCTTGCTGCTCTTTTAGTGTGCGTGAAGTTTTAAAGCTTTCTTGAAAAGCTTCCTCGGCTTCTATTTCTTCGTCTATTATAGGATATTCTTCTTTAAGTTGATCTAAGGCTGCATCTCTATAAGTTTTTAAGACAGCTCGCACATCCTTGACCCTGTCATCCTCCTGCTCTCTACCTTCTGGAAGTAATCCTTTAGGTGCTACTCTTATCTTAGGAAACTCTCCTAAAGGGTCTAAAGTGCGATGCTTACCTTGACCTAAAGCTACTATAGCTTCCTTCATCGTTATACCTTTATTGGAGACATTGTTAAACATATCCAACTTTAAACCGTTAGCTATCTCCTGCCACCTATCAAAAGCATCTTGCTGTGTTTTGGGGTGTATAATTTCTTGTAAGTCCATACCGTCTAATTTAGAAGTACCGCCATTAAAGTGGCCTGTTACACCTAATTCTATAACGACAGCGTAAGCTGCTTCGGCTACTCTTTTTTGGTACTCCCCTTCAACATCTTCCTTTGTTACTTTCCGATCAAGCTTTGATTTCAACTCTGTTCGTATGGAGTTCCTAGTAAATTTAGGTATATCTATAGTTCTAAAACCCGTGTCATCATCTACTTTAACATACTTTTTAATAGAACCTTTCTGAGCTTCTGCACCAAAAGGTATAAGCACACCTAGCCCGCCTATCCTTTTACTTTTAAAACCTCTCTCTAGGATGTCTCCAAATATATCACGCATAGGAGGAACGGCTTTAGATAAACCATTAAGCCTTCTAGCTATAACTTGTAACAATGTGTTGTTTTCTCTAATGACATCGTCAGACATATAGTTTAAAGCGTTCAATCCAGCAGGTATAGTTGTTCCCGCCAAACCTTTTAAAATCCTAAAAGCCTGAGTTTTTTGTGCTTCTTCATCTGAGGTGGCGTGTGTTATTAATTTTATAGCCTCACCCAAGTTTTTATAGTAAGACTTATTAGCTATATTGTTGCTGAGTGCTAATGCGGTCGCTTGCAATAAATCCCGTGCTTCTTCTCTTTGTGCTACAGTACCGTTGCTTAAAGTTTTAACATCAGCAACAATACTTAATATTGTGTTTAGAGGTTCTAAGGCTTGTAAGTTTATAGCGGTTTTCTCGCCTTCTTTGCCTAATCTAAGAGTATATTCACTTAAACCTGTTGCTGCTTTTATATTCATCTTGGTACGCCAGTCTTGGCTTTCCGTACCGACGAACTCAAACACATCCTCGTATCCTTCTGCTAAACCATAAGCTGCTAATAAAATACCTGCACCGATAACCTGTTGTCCTTTGGCTCTAGCAGCTATAATAGGATCATTACTTTCTAAGTCTTTTGTTGTTTTAGTCCAAAGTCTATTAGCTATCTGTTCAACATTTAAAGACTTTATCCCCGGTACTTTGTTAGCAGCAACTGCTACAGTTTTTAACATATTAGTAGAAGCAAAAGCTTGTCTATGGATGTTACGTCCTGTACGCATAAAAGGGTTGAGGACTACATTAAGTACTGGGTAAGTTTTAATAAAAGCTTCAATATGCTTCCCTCCTTTTTCTAAAAAATTAGGATCAGCAAACTCACCTATTTCTTCGGTAAATGTTACTTCTTTTAAGTTTCTGTCTACATAATTGACAAAATCACTTGTGTTTTTATCCCAGTTGTTCTTAACAAAGTTATCAATATAAGAAGCTAAGTTCTCAGCAGCCACTCCCTCCTTTTTAGCCATGAGTAAAGCTTTTCTTCTCACTTGATCTTCGGTCATTAATTTACCTTTATTCTCAGTAAAAATCTTACCAACTATATTGTTATAGTAATCCTGAAACTCTCCTACATTTTTCCCTTCATTACGTGCTTTAACATAATCCATCTCAGCTTTGGCTCTTGTCATAGCGTGTGCCATATTTAAACGAGTTCTTACATCAATGGCAGCCATACTCTTCCCCGGTGTATTTACAAGCTTTCCTACATTTTCTACAGTAGTACCTAAAGCTCCTGTAAGTCCTGTACGCTCCATAGAAAAAGCCGACTCCCCTACTCTCTCATAGTGACTTCTTAAGTCGGAATCACCTGCACCCCTCAGAACCTTCATGGCTTCCTTATTGGCTATTTCTGAATAGTTTCCGTACATACTTAAAGTTCTTGCCCAAAACTGACCTGCCTCTAAGTACTGCTGTTTAGTTAAACCGTTTCGAGCCCAATCTGGCATAGCTTCCATGACTTTAGCACCGATCATTCCTGCATACATATGATACTTAGTCATCACTGTGTTAGATATTAATACTTTAGCATGGGTGATAGGATTGCTTAAGAAACTAGCGTAAGCTATATCACCACCCATATCCCTAACTTTAAAATACTTATGACCTTGACCTGTCTCGTCGGGCTCGTAAGGGGTCGCTAGTCGTTTCTTTGTTGTAGCTTTCCATGTAT